AAGATGTATCCGCTTTTTTCGAAAATTGGTCATTGAGATAATCTCTTTTATAAAAGAGGGACGAACTATCAGTAAATTCTATGTATTTAGCAGTATCAGCCAGATTAGAGATTATTCCCTGTTTTCCTGCCAGCGCAGCATCAATATAAGGACGCTTATAAAATAGTGAGGATGAGTCTGTAAACTCGATATACTTTGAAGTATCCGCAATATTACTAATAATATTTTGTTTGGTATTGATGCGATTTGATAAACTCAAAGTATCTGCTATATTGAGTTTCGTATTTATCCTATTACTTAATGAAGTAGTATCGGATGAATTAAGTTTCTGATTTAATCTTGTATTATGTGCTGTTACAGAATCCTTTATAGGATTTATAAATGTTCTCAAAGCACTTATACTGTCAAGGCTTCTTTGTATGGTAGCATTAATTCTTGCATTATGACTTGTCAAAGAATCCCTATTCACATTCATATATACTCTATGAACAGAAACCGAATCCATAGACCGCTGAATCCCTGCATTTATTCTTGTATTATGGGAAGACACGGAGTCTCTTGTTATCTGCTCAAATGTCCTCAATGCAGACACAGAATCAAGTCCCCTCTGTACTGCTGCATTAATTCTGCTATTATGGGAAGTTACTGAATCTTTAACCAAATTTGTATAATTACGAAGCGCAGTAATAGAATCTTTTGGTGCTTTTGTATTAAGCGAGTCATTAAATTCTCTTGCTCTTATTATTTCGTTTTGTGCAAAAGTCTGTATAGTAAATAATATGAAAAGAATAAAGATATTTCTCATAATCTCTTATCTCCATGCTGCGCCTATCCAGAAATAAGCTGTATTTTCTTCTGTGACAAACACTATCGGGGTTACACTTCCGTCTACTGCGTTTCTTTCTGCTATAGTATTTACTGTTTTATAAACAACGCTGTCACCGGAAACTATTTGAGTAATTGTCTGGTTAATTAGTAACTTGATTATCGTTGACCCTGTCAGCGTTAAGTTCACCTGTCCTGAAACATTCCCCGTTTTGGTGCTTGGTGTAAATGAACCGGAGAGTTTTGTTACTCCATCAATCCTGTAATCCCAATAATATTTTCTATTGGGGATTAAACTCGAAATTGAACCAGTGATCAGAACTGTCCCGGTTGTTATATTAATAATGCAGGATAGAGCCAGAAGCGTATCTTTACTATTTTGGTTCTCTTTTATGAGCGCCGTTATGGTTTTACCTGTCAGATCAAAGATTTCACTATCTTCGTCAAGATGGATTATTGTCAGAGACAGCGAATCCAGGTAATAGCAAGTAAGGTTTAGCTTTCCGGGTAATATTTTTGCTTCCATCCATACCTGCTTTAATTAGTCTTATTCTTAGATGACTTAACTGTATCCATTTCTTTTAGATATACATTTCTTAGTTTTTCAGTTTTGTTCTCAACACCTGTTGATAGTGATTCCGGAACTGCTTTGTTAATAACTTCATAAACACGTACCTTTGCTTTCTGAATTACGAGATCAACAAATTTATCAGGTATATCCAGAGTGTCTGTATTGAGTGTAGCTTTGGTAGGCAATGCACTATAAAACATTGTCAAAGTGCCATAAGATGTCACTCCTGTTCCTTTATATAGATAAAGTTTTCTGCCAAACTTTGTCCAGTATATTTCATCCTGTTTTTGTGGAATATCCGGAAGTTTTTTTAGTTCTTTGAGGTTTGTTTCAATAACCAAACCAGTACCCGAATCTTCTATTGCTGTGATGGTATCAATCTTGTATGAAGATAAATCTGCCACGTTACTTGTCTGGGTAATTACCTGTTCTTTCCCATATTCACTATAAACAGCTTCACCTAATGCTTCAGCAGTATCTCTTACTGCAAGATCAATAATATCGTCAAGAGATAAATCCTGAATCTTATCCGGGGCTACTTCATCTGCAAAGATTCTTAATAAACCCCTCGTGCTTTGTAATGACCATGAACTAAGTCCCATTTAAATTCCTCCTTTATTAAGAATCTCTTTGTCTGTCTTGTTTATATAATTCTTCTGCCAGCCTTACTATTTCGTCATTCCAGTGATTGTTATAAGGAGAATCATAATTTCCATTTTGAATTAAGAATGAACCATCGGCAGGATTAAGAGGTAAAGCAATTATATTGATTGTTATATTAGTACTGAGTCCTGAACCAACAAAGTTAATTGGAAACATGAACAGAGTGTCGTTCAATTCTATTATTGCAGGGTCTCCGTTTGTAGGACTGTAATAAGCATGTTTACCAGATAAGACGGTATTATATATTTCAGATGGAAGTCTTTTTATATAAAGGCTCTGTGCTGTTATCCCATCTATAAACGCAAAAAAATCAAGATTAGGATTTGCTATAACATATTTTGTTTTGCTATCTGTGTTCGTCACAGCTATAGTTCTTGATTTTATAAGTTCAGGAAATAATGCTGCGAATTTTCCCCTGTCTCCCTGAAATAAAACCCAGTATTTATTAAACAATTCAAACATTGCTCTGTTTATATAACTTACAACCTCTAAAGCTGTAAGTGTATCTCCATCCTGTAAAACACTATCGGTGAATACTGCAGACTGCCCAATCCTATTGCAAAAAGCGGTTATTATTTTATCAAGCTTCGGTGTCATGCATCCCCCAATAAACTACTATTGTTTTCTTTCGGCATTGATGTTTTTGCATGAACTTTATTAATGAGCCTTAATTGCCTGAGGTATTCAGCATAATATCTCTGGTCTTCTGTGTATTGTGCAGTAACCCACGATACTATCGCCCTGTCGCATATCCTTGGAACTTCCGGAGATATATCCACTGTCATTTCATCAATTATATCAGTCTGGTAAGCCCATATTTCAGCAGTATCTGTACTGGCCTGTGGAATCGGTGCAAAATAAATTTTATTACTAAAAATTGTACAGTAATAAGGATTTGAGCCTGTTGTATATTTATATTTTTCCCAATCAATGTTAAGAACATATTTTATATTCCCCTGCCAGGAAGTAAATATTTTCTTTATATTAATAGTATTTTCATCAAAGAAATCATATTCTGAAATACCTGCCTGGAACTGGATATCGAAAGTTTTTTCAAGACACAATGTTTCAAGTAATATTTGCCTTTGCGCCTCATTACATTGATAAAACAATTCGCCATCAACAATATTCTGAATAGATATTTGTTTCAGGTTAAGCCTTATTTGTCCAAGGATATTAGCAACCCTTATATCCATTATCCTTCCTCAAGAAATGCGATTATGGTTTCTCTTTTGGCAGCGTTTGAAAAATTCTTTCCTTTTTCTTTGGCAAGTCTTATCAATTCTGCTTTGGGATATTTTTCTTCATCAGTATATGGACTTGTATATTCTGTATCTTTCGATTCTTCTGTATAATTATCTTCGAAGTCACCTTCCGGAACCTTTTCATCAGGCGTTTCTATTGTTTCTTCCGGATTTTCAAGTGTTAAGTCTTCAACTGGAGTTTCTTCCCATACACCAACAAGTCTCTTATTTAACTTGGTAGCTATGTCATCGGGTATGTCAATTGGTTCATCAGGTTTTAATATGAAAGTCACTTGCTTATTATTCACTCCTGTAGTAAGTGGTAACTCTCTGCCGATCTTTGAAAATACTTTCATTTAAGCTCCATATTTAAAAGAAGGGGCTTTCGCCCCTTTTTAATGTTTATTAAGTATTTATGGCAGTATATTTAAATGTTGCCGTACCCTTCCTTGCTGTCTTTAAATAAACGGCCGGAGTAGCTAAAGCCGGGCACCAGATTCTTGAACCTTGCGGAAGATTTGCGAATTCGGAGAGGGTTAATGCACCAGTCCCGAAATAAGTTGCCTCTGCAATACTCCCATCCGGGAAATCCTGGTGAGTTTTAACCTCTACTAATAAGTTTTTTCTTGTTGCATTGGTTAAGGCTCCGGCATCAATACCGTAAAGCTTCTCCCAGGAGAGTTGTAATCCATCCGCTAATACATTATTTGCCTGTATCATTTTTCATTTCCTCCTTATGCGTATGTGGGTGAAGAAGGTGTATTGGTTACAAAAATCAATGAACTATTATTTCTGTAACGTTTATCGCCGGTTGTACCATATACGCCGTTCATGTCGTATATATCAGAACGCTGGAAACCGCCTACCCATCTTGCAGCTACTTCTTCTTTATCGCCGAAGTCATCATTTTCATTCATAAATTCAATGTCACGGGCAATGCCGCACATTACTGCTGATTTACCAAGAAGAGTTGCGATTTGCCTTGTTCCCGGATCAATGCGGTTAAGCATGAAATCAGGTTTACCATTTGCGTCTGCTGTACCATAAGATACACCATTGGCATCACCTGTAGTTGACTTATCATTTACATAGGTCTGCCTTGCTGTTGAAATGGCAGCATCGCCATTTACATAAGCACTTGGAATTGTTGAGTCAACAAATACAAAACAGTTATTGATGTAACCAATAAGGTTCCCGGTAACAGCCGGATTATTCTTTATTGATCTTTCAACTGCATGTATAGCCCTTTCAATATATTTAGGATCTTGCTGTAACTGCCATGCCTGTGCGGCTGTTATTCTCACTAACCATCCGAACTGTCCGCCAAACTGGATAGGCTCAATGAGATGATCCTGTGATGCATGGAAGGCCATTTTAGAAAGAGTATCCATGTTGAAGACAGCCGTGTCTTTAATGCCAGTCAAAGCAGCAGCTATTGCGGCTTCGTATGTTGCAATAACATTAGAAAAAGCTACTCTGCCAGTCCCTTCAACATAAAAATTCATGTGGGACTGTTTAGTAGGCGAGGTACCGCCATCCGGATTCGTTAAGTTCTCTGAAAAGCCTTCCAATAAAGCATAATCAGGCTGCAGGCTTAAATACGAGCCAAACCAGTCACCTAAATAATCAGGCGCTTTATCGTAAAGTTGTCTCCGGATTTCCTCTGTATCCCATATCTGCTCAGACATAAAAGTATCTTTTAACTCAAATACTTTCCTTTTCTGATTAATATGGCATTTAATTACAGAGAGTTTTGCCTTTTCCCCTGTACCTTTTGCCCTAACTCCGCCTGAAACACCAAGTTCAGTTAAGCCGGAGAATACCGGGACTTCCATTTCAGCCCCCTTTTTTGTCCTGAAATCCTGCAATACTTCTATCGGCATACCTGTGGCTTTGGGGCTGTCGAGCTGTGAATAATCGGCAGCTTTTTTGAACATATCACGCTTCCCGCCAATAAAACCCATGAACTGCAGCCAGGTGGATTTTTTTTCAGCGAGTAACTGCATTTTACGTGTGGCTATACCAACGCGGTAAAGTTCATTCGTGTTATCGTGCATGCCGCCAACAACAAGTGCTGTCAATATTCCACTTCCTGTCTGCGCAAGACATAGATCGTATATCGTATATATAATCATCGCTATTGCAAACAGGAACCTGTATTTGTTTATAAATTCGAATAATTTCATTTTCGTAAACTCCTGTTTAAGATTTATATGAGTCCCTTAATAGCTTATCAAGAGCATCGGGATCAGTTATTTGTCCTAAATCCTCATAGCTATTCTCTTTCTTCTGAGCAGGAGATTTTCCTAATGACGGAGGAACTTCTTTCTTCTCCGCCTTCAGCTTCATTGCCTCACGCCTTGCATTTTCTAAATCTTTAGCATGTTTTTGCTTAATCAATTCAGGCAAATACTGTTGTGTGAATTTTGCGGCTATAGCCTCAGGCTTTAGAACCGGGGTTCTGCCAAAGATGTATTCAACAAGGTTATCATCAATATTCCCATTTTCATCAAATAAGATTTTATTAATAGCCGAAATATCACCCTGTGCATCGGGAGTTAAATCATGTCCAAATTCTTTCAAATCAATACTAAACTGCTTAAAGAAGCCGTCAATCTGCTGAACCGCTTCTTTCTGCTGATTATCAAGAATTGCTGAATAATTCTCCTCTACTTCCCTTGCCCTTGCCATAACCGTGTCAACCGCCTTAATTTCTTCTGTGAGTGCTGATTTAAAATCAAGAGCATCATTAAAATGATTATATGCAAAGTCATTCATCCATTCCTTGAAATCAGGTGACTTCATATCAAGATTTGGGGGAAGTTCTACACCCTCGGGAAGCAAATCTCTGACCCTGTTAAGAATAAGTTTATTCCTGTATTCGGGGGTATCGGGGGCAAGCTGCTCTTTCTGAACAGGTTTGAATAGCTGTTGTTTATGCTCTTTCCCTTTTTCTGTAGAAAGTTTATCAATCTGCATCTGGGAATGGGCAAGTGCTTTTACAAGTTCGTCCAGGTTTTTGCCCTTAAAACTATCAAGTTTTTTCAGGGCTTTGGCGCGCTCTTCTTCGGTAGCTCCGAGTTTTTCACCAATTTTGGTAAGAAGTTCATCAGTAAGAATAACTTCAGAAACTTTATCCTCTTTTGGGGTTTCTTCCTGTTTTTCTTCTGGCTTGATTTCTTCTTTATTTTCAGATTTTACTTCATCACCTGCAGTCTTCTGATCTTCCTGCTGTCCTTCATCAGAGTTATCCGAAACCTTATCCTGTTCAGGGGCTTCCGGCTCTTTATAAGTGTTGGCTAAAAGTTCATCTAACTTTTCAGGGTCGCTGATAGCAGATAAATCTGGAAGTTCTCCTCCCTGATTTGTCCCATCAGTTTCGTAAAATTTCATATTATGATTAAAACGCATAAATTCCTTCTTTATTTATTGTCCTTTATTTCCTGTATTTCAAAGAAACTATCTGCCATTTCACCGAAATCTTTCCATGTTGTGAATGTCTTTGTAAAATGCCTGTAGTCGCTCTCTCCGTTCTTTCCTGCATTATTGCGGCAATAATCAAAGCTTGCGACAATGCTTTCATCCTCTTTCTTCACGCTAATGGAAAGGTCAAATTCAGCTTCCAAGAGCTCTTTTTTAATCTTTGGGTCAATTTGATTAGGAAGATCAATTTTGCCCTGGCTATACTTTAGTGCTGTGTTCCCACCATCCATTTTCATGTTACTTTTTCCTTATTACTGCTTCCGTTGGGACGGGGAATAATAATGTGAGTGTGCCGGAATGAATATCTGCGGTTATATTTCGTATAAATACTTTAAACCCAGCTTCACTGAATTTGATTTTATTAAAGGTTAGAATTCCTAACGTATCACTTTCCGTCTGATTGACTGCATGCTGGCTTACCGTATCAATGCTTACAGTATCAGAAGCAAACAATCCCTGCAGTGAAATAAATCTGTTGGGAACACCATAAGTCCCAACCGCTTTCAGCCTAAAAGTCACTGGATAGTTTTCTGCATTAACGCCTATAAATTCAGGAATTTTAATAGTCTGAGTAGCTTGCGAATTTGTTGAATCTGCTGTAAAAGTTATTTTTACTTCAACACCTGTTAATACAGGAAATCCATTTGTGTTGACAGCATATTCCGGGTTCGTATATATTCTGTTTACAGTTACAGTATTGCTATTATCTGCCGGAAGGATCGAGACTGTAAGCAGAAGAACAAAAAGAATTGAAAAGAACTTTTTCATTATACATTTCCTTTATTTATATAAATAAAAAAGCCTCACCGGTTCTCTGTTTAAGAGAATCAATGAGGCTGATATATTAATCCTACCTTTATGTTTAAAATAAGAAAAGCCAGACCTGCATTTCTGCTAAATCCGGCTCAATTACTTGCTGCCTATGTCCTATGGTTCAAACCCGTTTAAAATTCACTTCTGCTAATATGTTATTATTTTATTTTTTGTCAAGAGGATATGTAATTATTTCCATTTCTTAAAAATATTTTGCCAGACAGATTTTGTTTATTATTAATAAATTATTTCGATTGTCTTCCCATTATCATTTAACAAGTACGCATTCTGCTGCGTTGCGATTTGCATTTGAGAGCCGTCGGCGTAAAAGATGTAGATTATTCTCCAGACGTTCTCATTATCTGTATTTGCCCCTATAATGAGGTCAGAAGCCTCTTGCTTAATCTCCCCCGTCACTGTATTGTAAACCACTCTTCTTATATCTCCGATTATCATCCAGTCGGAGTCCGGTTTTGTTTTTAATTTAAGTAACATGTCTTTCTTCCTTTCTTTTTATCTATCTGGCTTTATTTAGATTCGTGTATTGATTTAGTCCTATTTCCGAACTGATCAAAATTACCTGATTTTTCCACAAAGTTTTCCAATCCGGGCGGATCTTTAAATATTACCATAGGTTTGCTTATAACATGAGTTCCTATTTTCCCACAATGACAATATTCCTCTTTGTCAAAATCTTTTACCGGTTTTCTTACTTCAAAATAATGATTATCAGGGCATTTATATGAATAAAACATCATCTCTCCCTTATGCTTTTGCTGTAAATTTTATCGTTTAATGGAGCAGGAGATTTCTTTGTAAGATGAAAGAACTCTATTATCATTTGTCCTTTTACTCCCACGTCTACCATTCCAAATGGATCATTGCCTTCGCCATCAAAATTTAGGGTCATCGTTCCCCTAAATCTTTTTTCTTTTGCAAGATCAATGAGTTGGTTTATCTGCTCTTTTGTTATTCTTATATCATTTGGATGAGACATTTATTATTCCTTATTTTATTAAATCTCTGCAGTATATCTCTGACAACTTTTCATCTCCAGGTATTTGCCTAACCATAATATAATCAGGGGGAAAAATTGTTCTCTGAATCTGCCATTTGCATAAATAAACCCATATATAAGAGTAAATGTTAACACTATAAGTGTTTCAAAAGAAAATATTTTTACATTTCTCAGAAAGACAAATAAAATAATCAGGTAGGGAATACCTATCACCACGTTAAATCCTATCCAGTAATAGGTTGCGCATGGAAAATCAGGTTTATAAAGTTCCATTACATTTCTCATAAATCCCTGGGATATTCCAAGATTATGACTCATTACCGTTCCATAACTACTAAAGAGTAATACGGTAATCATTATTAGCAGGTAAGTAATCGTGTTTCTTAAAAACATAAATAATTGATATTATGATAAAAATTAAAAGAGTTTCCTTCATATACATACTTGGGTGGAGTAATTCCATTGGGTAAAATAGCCAAATTTTACCGGCTGTTTTATTCATTCGGTACATCAGAAATACACTTAGCGAACTAATTATTAGCTGCAAATAAATAGCAAGTTTTGTTCCCACTATGTAGAGGAACAACGTATAGCCGGGTGTTCTCTGATACCATTCTGTATATCCCATTTTTTCGGTAGCTTTGTCCCATACTTCCAGATTGTACGAGTTTCTGACATATTCCTCTGAATCAAAAGAGACTATCGCCGGTTCCGTGAATATCAGATTGAGCAGAATATGAACAAATAGCCTGAGTCCTAATGCAGCAATAAATATTTTCAATATAAATCCTCATTTTATTATCTCGTTTATTTCTTTAGCACAATTAGTAAAATCAACTGATGAAGCAGGCTTAATACTTCTTTGTTAGTGAAATTATTCAACAAAATCAGCCAATGCTTTCACTATCCCATGAAATAACCAGTCTTTTGCCCTCTGCTCTGTTGGTAATTCTTCATAAGGGATAAGGCAAGGATGCGTTTTTAATTCCGGGTTCTTTTCTCTGCCATATACCCAACCATCGGCAATTTTTTCTTTCATCCAGTTAGCATGTGAATCTGCCGGTAAAGACATTGGAATATTTAAGTGGAATGCTACTCCGTTTTTTGCTGATTCCTTTTGCCAATCCGGTGCATTTTCCCAATCCAGTTGAGAATTATCGTCTATGCTTTCGCACAAGGCCTTGTTTGCTTGATGTGCTACTTTTGCAATTTGTTCTTTGTTCATCCTATTGTCTCCTCTCTGATTTCTCCAAGTCTAAGACCCAGAGCAATTGAATAATTGTGAAGTGAATTAAATGCCCCAAACACAAATAAAAACATTTTAGAGGCTTGCAAATTATCTTCTTCATGTCTATTAACAAATAGTTTTAATAAATACTGTATTTGTTTATCTACTTTATTCCGTTGTTCTTTTATAACTGCAATTTCATTTCCATTGGTAATAGTCATGGCTTTATTAGTATCATCTACCATCGGCTCAATTATGTTTGATTCTGGTTTTAATGACTCTGTATAAGGATAAGGGTTCCCTAATATGCCGAGTATTTTACCCCACCATGAACGAGCATTTTCTGCTGCTGTATAAATCATACTCAAGGCTCTTGATTTTGTTTCGTATGACTTTAATCCATAAAGGAAATAGTTATATTCTACCCGGATATGTTTAATTTTTTTAATGTTTTCAAGATACTCTGAAGCATCAAGTTTTTCTTCTTTCTCAGATGTCGGGCTTTGGCAATCAGTATCAGTCTGTGGTAAAGCTTCCGGTTCACCTTTGTATTTTGGTTCGCTCATAAGGGCTTCCTGTAATTTTCTTACTTCTGGGTTATCTGCTATCTGGTTCATTTATTTCTCCTTTCTTGATTCAATGTGAAATTCTTCATTGTCTATTTTATCCAGCAAGTCACCAACTAACCGTTTCATTGCTTCTTGGTCTTGTCCGTCTCTGTAGTAAATAACATTATAACTTTCTCCGGGAATAAATTCTGCTGCTGCCGGAGGATTAGTTATTGTCATTTTTGTTTCTGCGAAGGGAGTCCATTTAGACCAGTCCTGATTCCCTTCACGCTTTGTGTCTGTTGTTAAGAAGACTTCCTTTTGTGGTTCTGACTCTTTCGAGTGCTTTATTTCTGTTACTGATTTACAATAAAGTTTTGCTTGTACCATTGTTATACCTCTTTTTGTTTGTTTTTAATATATGGTTGTTTCCATTTTGGTAGCACATAATTTTTTAATGAATTATTCTCGCTCTTGCTATCCAGCTCTGTTTTCCCATCCCATTCATAACATCTGCAATTAACATTGCAAGTGCCCATAGTACATTCGTCTGGAATAATACAGGGTTTATGTTTACAGCTTCTTTCGCCCCAACTCATTACCAATTACTCCTTTTTGTTATATTAATAATTTTATCAATATAAGGGTTCATTGCCAGTTCATAACTATGAATCCATATATCCTCCACATCACCAATGCCACCCGGATTTTCAGGATTTGGGACATGTAATATCCATTGTCCTTCGTCAAGAGCCATCTCGGGAAGAACTATAACATATCCATAATCCTCAGTCCCCACATATACGCCATTCCAGATTGTTTTTATTACGTCACCGGGTAGAACCTCTGGGAGTTTGCGTAATTGTTCATCTTCTAATTCGATGTCTTCAATATCATTTTTAAACGATTTGTATAAATCATCCAAAGATTCATAAACAAGCTTAAATTCTTTTAGTTTTTGTTTCATTTATTTTCATTTCCTTTCTCTGATCTCTTCTTCTTGTTTGTTTGCTTTATCAAGAAATTCATCTGAAATTGGGTGTTCTTTCAGAATGTCAATTCTGTGCTGGATTTTTTCTGCTTCTGTGGTCATTCTATTTCCTCTCCTTCAATTTTGTATTTAATATCTGTGTCTAATTCCAATACTTTTATATTACTGAATCCAACACGTTCTATACACTCTTTAACCAATTCAATAGCTTTCTCTTTTGTTTTCGCTTCTATCTCGATTTCAAATGTAGTCGTTTCTATTTTTTCAACACATATTTTATGGACCATTTTACTCCCCTTACTTTAATTTCTTCCTCTCCAACCACTTAATAAACTCTCCAAACCCCGCACCCCAATAGTGCCGGTACTGATAGACATAGTAAGTGTATTCGTTTTTCTTTAAGCAAAAATGATTAAGATTAGTTTCATTTTGCCCTCTTAATTTTTTTATCTTCCTCGCTCCTTTTAAGCATAAGCCTATAATTCAATTCTTTGAGGTCAACAATTTTATTTTTCTGAAATGAAACGTGTTCACCTATTATTTGGGTCAGCTTATCAATAACATGACTGATATCATTCTTATAGCCAATCATTTCGTCGACTTGCGAGAATGGCGCATTGAAATAACTACCGTTTTTCATCTTTTTATTTAATCCTAAATTTTATTACTTATAAACTAATCGACTGTTTTCATGAATGGTTCTGATAATGCTTTGAATAGTCTTAACACAATCAGCTCTTCTTTTATAACCTTCACCCGAGCAAATTATTTTACCGTTTGAAGAAACGAGTTGAAACCGCCATTCTCCTTTTTTATCACGATAAACTTTAAATGTTTTTGCTCTCATTTTACCCTCATAGTTAAATAAATATTATTTGATTCAATTCTTCTTGTAAAACTGTTTCAAAAATCTTCTAACCAACGAATCAACCAGATAACATAATGCCTCTGAATTTTTATCATTAGTTTCCATCCCGATATATTCCATCACAAAAATTCCCGCATGCAGACACTCGTGAGCTAAAATTGATATACTATCCGGGGTTTCTTTATATTTTTCCAAGTAAATAATAATTGTCTGACGACTTTTTAAAAAATCAATACTTTTACCTGCACATGGTTCAAATTTAAATGAGGTCTTAAATTTTCTATTGATAAATTTCTCTGCTTCTTTAATGTCACCTACAAGAAAAATTAAGTTCTTATAGTATATTTCATCAAAGAGCCGGATAATTTTCAGAGGTTTGTTCATTTTTATTTTATTTATAGGCAACAGGTATGAATTATGTCGGGAGAGGTTTAGTCATACTTTGTTACCAACTATATGAATTAAAAAGTACGACTACTAATGTATAATGATTTTTTATACATGCAACAAGTTTGCAAAAAATATTTTATCCCAAAGCTGTTTGAACTGCATTATTCACAAGATCATTTGCGCTAAGTTCCTGTGCTTTTTTCCGCATATCCAAATCCCTGTCCTGCATAGCCAGCATATCATTTTGTATCTGTTGCTGTCTTGATATTTCACTTCGTTCAATTTGCTGCTGAAGTTCAAGGGCTTTCTGCTGGTCACGCTGTCTTATCCTGCTAAGTATTTCGGGAGTATATTTTGAACCGGAGGCTTTAACTAAAATAGCGGGGTCAATATACCCAAGATCAAGCTTGCCTAATTTATCATAAAGAAAATTTATTCTATCAAATTCCTGCTGTTTTGCAAAATCTCCAAATGGGGCTTGAGAAAGGACAATATTATAATCACATTTTGAAATACTTCCCAGGATCATCTCCTCACCTATCGGGTTCCCTTCTTTATCATATTTCAATTTCATTACACTATCACTGTTAATCTGCAACCAATATGGGTCACTTTCATCGCCCACTATTTTAATCATCCTGTCTGGGGTTAAATATTTTTTAAAGAGATCTTTCGTATTTTTTGCAATTATTTTTAATTGTTCATGAGTATTTGATAGTACATGGGCAAGCATTTTATCTGATTGTTGGACTCTCTGAGCAAATAAAACACCCGGTTCATTTGCCGAAACTTTATCCCCGTATGCATTTGCATACTGTCCGGTAAGCATAGGCAATAAATTCTGCAGAATAGTTTCGTTTTGAATAAGTCCCTGCGGGGGTGCTGATGGGTCAACCCGCTTAATTTTATTGCCGGCTATTGCCCCGTTTGCTACGGGAACTTTTTTCCCGAGTCTGTTATCAAGAAATTCTTCTTCATGTCCCGGGGATAAGGCATCTTCTTCATACCACGTCTCCCCGTGCGTCATTTTCATGAGCAGAGTTCTGTAGGTATTTTGTGTAAGATTGAAGTCACTTACAAGATCACAAAGCAGGTCTACATAAGATTTATGTTCAATGCTTTCAACTCCGAAATCGAAACAGAAGACAGGCGTGTCTTTGAACAAACCATTCTGCACAGGATAGGAGGCATCATACAATTTCATGTTTAATGAAGGGCATACATCAACCTGATAGATCAATTCAATCGGCTCATCTTTGATAACAGGATCAATTCCTTTCCCGATATACTGCTGTCTCAGCAACTGTAACTTATCATTGTTATATCCTTGCTTATTACCCTCAATTATTTTAGTTATATCCCAAAGTTTGTTTTGCTGAGGGTCATATAATGTGTACTGCTGCTCTAACCTGCGCTCATGGCATTCTATTACCTTAAACGAACCTCTCGCAGCATCATAATATTCGTAATTGTTATAAAGTAATCCGTTTAGCAAATTAGTCATACTATCGTAACCCTGATTTTCTCCCTGGTAGGTAAGAGTAGCTCCGAACGTTCTTTCATAAAGCTTTAATAATTTGTCTGTTTTCCCGTCTTTTCCTAAAAACATTTTTGCTTTTTCAAGAACTTCATCTCTCATTTCCGGGTCATTCTGGCAAAAATTGTTAACTATTTCCTCAGGTGAAAACCAACCTCGCTTTATGAGTGCTCTCGTCGTTTTTAAATCTCGTCGTGTAAATCCTCCATCCCACATGATACTAAATGGGTTATTTACATATATGTAATTCATGCCCTCCGGATCATCAACATAGCTCCACTCATTTGTTATCCATCCAACCCTGCCTATGCAGGCGAATATGAATGCCATCGCCATCTCGTGCCCGACGTCGTTGGCGGTGTAATGTGAATAATCAAGCAAATCAGTCATAATTTTTGCCATGCCGAAATCGTCGGGCGTTCGTGGCTGAGCCTCTACCCGGGATAAATTATCTTTGAATGAACCGGATAATCTTAATAGAACTGGCAAAAGGAGATTATAAATGAACGTAGGTCTTTTTTCTTTCTCTAATTTGGCAAGGTCTGCAGAAGAAAATATATAGCCCGCTACACGTTTGAAATTTTGAAGCATCTCCTGGAAATAAATATCCATGTGTCCACGATATTGCGTTTCGAAATTACAAACATTCGCTATTGTATTTAAGTCTTCATATTTACTGTTAACGAGTAAATCACTCATATATTTTTGCCTTTAAAATGAAAAAAGCCCAATCTCTCATAAGAGAAATCGGGCTAAGTTACCTTCTGCCCATATTTTTTGTATGCGAAATATATTATTATTCGCTAAACTTTCAACTCAAACGCTCATTGCTGTTAATTTTGCTTGCTGCTCTTTCTCAAGTTGTTTTTGCCAGTCTGGCCGTGTATCAATCAATCGCTCTTTTGGCTTAAATAAACTCATTATGCTATAACGTGCCTCATCGAGAGAATGATCCTCGACGGCGGGATCATTCCCCTTGCCTTGGATATCCTCGACATCTTTTTTGTCCGACACCACGGCTGACATTTGTTCGATTAACGGTTTATTGAATCTGTTAAAAATGAAATATCTGTTCGGAATATATGACTTCCATGCCCACCAACCAGGGATTCGATCTGTGACCGCTTTTGTTAAATATAATCCTTTTGCTCTGAACACATCTTCAAACGTCAATTCATTAGCGATAATAGAAAATCTGTCTTTCTTTGCCCAAGCATCGTGCCCGGCTACAATCATATTTGGTTTTTTACCTTTTAAAATAGGATAAAGGATTGACGTTTTAGAATTGAGCAATTGCCATATTGCATCTGCATGGTCCTGCGCATTTCTCCCGGCTTCGTAATATGTATAAATTCTGTAAAGATTACCTTTATAGTCTTCTGCTGTCAAACCAAAACTGCAAGGTGATGAAAAACCAGGGTCAAGGCTTCCTATTAATTTCCAATTCGGGTCTGTTTCAAAAGGCTCTACTGCTTGACTTTTAATATCGAATCCTTTAAAGAACATACCGCCGAAAACATCCCAATCTCCCTCCAGATAAGCTAATTTTAATTGTTCGGGTAAGGCTGCGAGGGCTTTTGCATAATCTGAGTGTCTGTAAGTAAAATCACGACGCTTTTCATCGTTCCAGGAATAATATTCCGAAACCGATATATTCTGTTGATGCAGGGCATTTAGACTCCAAATCACATTATCGTAAATTTTTGCAGGAAGAAAATAATAATCGGCAGGATTTTCATTTTCTTGATAGTCTTTATCGATAAATATTCGTTTTATATAAGCATGTCCTATACCGCCGGGGTTCATAGTACATACCATTTTAGCTTTTTTAAGTATTTTGCTCCTGTTACGAGTTCGCAAAAATTGAATCATTTCTTGCGTGCAATGAGTCGCTTCATCGATATAGATATAATCGTATTCTTTTCCTTGAAATGAATATATGTCATCTTCGCTGTCGGCATAGCCAAATTTTGTCAAACTTCCATTTGGGAAATAGATTATTTTTTCAGTTTTATTGAAATATTTTCTCATTGCCGGATATTTTGCAAAAAATGGGTTTATGTGATTTTCAAGCAAATCATTAGCTAATCTTCTAAAAATTAAAGTATTTATCTTCCGATTTTGTAAGCAAAGGATTAGATTTACATCTCTTATTGCGTGACTTTTTGCCCCACCGTTGCTACCGCCATAGCCGATGAAAGAATAATCTGTATCTTTGATTATCCGATACAATTCTTTTTGCTTTGGCTGTAAATCAATTCTGAGTTGCATATAATTTTATCACATTTTCAGGCAATTCTTTTTTGTTAGATTTCTTTTGCTTCTGCGTTGCAAAAAGTTGTTCGGAATATTCCCGTCTCAAATTTTCTATATTGGCTATATTTGACTTTGAGAAATAATAGGGGTTTGCAAAATATAAAGCGGGCGAGATTCTTATAATTAAATTATCTCTGCGCATTCGGGAAATACTAATTTTAAGCGCATTTATACTTATATCATAATTATTTGCTAATATTTTAAGTCTTTGTTTGTGTAAACTGATTTGATTTTTACCATCCATTTGCCCTAAAATCACTTGCATTGTCGCAGTTAAACTTATTTTAGCCCTGGTAAGGGCGGCATAAAATGTCAGATAATATCTATATGGTTGTTTGCGAGCTTCTTTTGGGTTATAATCCCCCAATATTTCACCAGTTTTTTTATTAAGTATGGCTAATTCACTATCCATTTTCATCCTTCAAAAAGTTTCCAAATCTTATTAAAAAGTTTCATTTTAGAAACCAAAAGTTTCACTTTGGAAACTTTTAAAACATATCCCAACTCTTTACTGTATATAGGTTTACCACGTGTTTACAAAAATACTGCTGTTAATATGTTAATTACTTAGAGAGTTATCAGTAAAATCCTTGACTATAATCTCAATATTGTTGCCATCACTGTCGGCCAACATGTTAAAAGTTTGGGTCGGTATAAGTTTATCTATGCCTTTATTCGTAATTTTGCTTAACGCATCAAATTCTTTCGTCTCATTAAGCGAGAAGCCTCTTCTCTCATCATTTATCATTTTTAACATTGCAACTTGTCTTTCTAATGCAAGTTGAAATAGTTCTTTTATTCCTTTTGTATTTTTTGCAAAACCTGTTAAAAGCACTGTCGCAAAGTGCTTTTTATTAGCGTTCGAACTTTTTTTTCCTGCCAATTTAGCTGTTTCTGACGTGAAGCCCATGTTGTTATTCTGTTGTTATTCTAAACTTTATTACAAATAGTATTATTATTCACATAAAATTCAAGTTTTTCTTGACAAAAATAAAAAATAAATTTAGTTTAGCGGCGAGTGATAATTTTAATCGTACTATTATTAGATTCGAAACAATTATAATCACTTTGTGGTTTGATTTCAGATTTATTTGCCCGGCGAAAGCCGGGTTTTTTATTATTCTTCCCCTCAAAAAAACCAGATAATATTACTTGCTATTTGTCAATCAACAGGCAAAAAATATTTTTATTTTTTTACGAATTAATTTGACAAAGCACTTGCAAAGTCGTATATTAGTACAAGTTCTTTAAGTAATTGTTTCAGAAAAAAAATCAGTCGTGGGTGGCTGATTACAAACAAAAAAGCAGCGTGGGCGCTGCAGGAGATAATAAAATGTTACAAGAACAAACCAACACCGTTGACCTTCCCTCGATCTTAATCGCAAAAACATATTTCTGGAGCCCCGCGCTCCAAGCATATTCACGCAGGAAAAACGAAGAAAGAAGGCAAGCTGAAGTAGCTGCCTTTTTCGAATTTTTGGGTTTCGAAGTTAGACGTGAGGATGACCACGTCTATGCAGAAAAAGACAATATCACAATAGACTTTTTTTACAGGGAGTCTTGCAAAAATATTTACAAGAGAGTTGATATTCGCCGCGATGGAAAAAAGAGCAACATCACTTTAATCAAGAAATTATTGTCATAATAGAATAAAAAAACAAAAAGGAATAATAAAATGAACGCAATAGACGTAATTAGCAGTTATGAAAAATTTCGTTTCGACATCCGTCTTGATGTCGAAAAAACGTTGGGGGTGACTCTCTTAAATACCATATATCAAGAGCCAATTCGTTATGACGAATTTGTTAATGCGAATTTCTCAATTCGCATTCCTGACGGCGTTGCCTGGAAATGCAAAGATGGAGGCACCATCACTGGAAATATCTGGATGACTCCGTTGGAGATAAAATATAAAATTCACAATAATAAATTTCACACACCCGGCAACGGGTGTATGGAAGCTGGGATAGGCCAGTATGTCTGGCCCGAAGTTTTTGTTAAGGTGGTCTTCTTCGAGGATAAGTATATCATCCTCGAAATTAGAGGAGATGAACTGCTGAACAGATCCTGGGGGAATCCAATCCTCCAGGAGGATGGGCGGCACAGCTTCATAAATAGTGACAATTTAATCCCGCAAGAAAATTTTTAACAAAAAAAATAAAGGAATAAAAAAATGAAAAGTATAAAAATTTCTAAAAAGCTGCAGGATTTCATAGAGGATTTACAGCTCGATAATACGACTATAAAAGCGTCGTATTATTTCGGAAGGGAGTTGCACGGTCTTGATGTAGAAGTCAGATTAAATCAAGATTTTCTGATAATCGAAAAATGTGTATATGTGGTAAATGAGTGGCAGGGGAGCAGGGGATATGTGCGTGTCAATCACGGCGATGGGGGCGAGTTCTTGAAACTCGATGAAAGATTAATTGCATGCTGGTTTATCGAGCATGCAATTGGGGAAGAACAGTTTGATCGCTTCAAGGCAGAAAGCCTTGAAGAAACCATCAACAGGTTCGAACGTGGGGAGTGGAGTTGGAAAAAAGAGGGGGAAAGAAGGAGAAAAGAACTAATGGAGGAGAGAAGAAAAAATAATTTGAACCCCTTTGGAGGGCCGATTGAAAAAGGGGGTGTGTGGGAGGGGTGGTGGGATAATTACGATCAGAAAATTGAGGTAGAAAATGAATTATAAAAGAATCGGGTCACTCTACACCACGGGATTCCGCCCCGAATGGGGAGGCTTGAATAGCAATCTTGCTGAATTTACTGATAAGATTGCACACGAGATCTCACCCTACTTGAGCAGGGCATATGAGCAAAAAGCCCTGACTAAGTATCGTCAAGATTCCCGCAAAATTTTTATACGAGCGGCGATGAAAAACAATCAATGTAGGATTGAATTTTTTATAAAAAATAACTAAGAGTTTTTTAACAAAAAAAAATAACGGAGAAGAAAATGAGAACTTTAACGAGGATGACGGTTGAATCTTATACGGGTTCTTATAAAAAAAATCTTGAAATATTATCTGCAGGCGGCGCAGTTCATATCACAACCAACGCCGGGCAAAAATATTATACATGTTCATATCCTTCTGAAGTTGAAGGTTATGATTTAGTTTTATGCAATGACGCCCCCCGGGGCGGTAGAACTGGGGATTACATTGCAGCAACAAAAGCAGGTGATAAGACAGTTGAGCGTGTGGAATTTATAAAGAACTGGAGATATCATCACCGGAGCGAAATTATCAAATTATTTAATCGTTCGAATAAGGGCTTGCGCTTACATTTAATCAATGCAGTTAATATCTTGTCAGAACTCCCTCCGGCAAAAGAAGGGCAGGCTTATTATATAAACGGCTATCATGGCTGCGGCGTTTATCGTGTTGCTATCCAACACGGAAAAATTGTCGCAACATTACACGGGGGTTATCATAATAGCTGCCCCTGGGGAGTCGATAATTTCACATGGGAAATTGCGGTTTTGACCTACTTGAAAGAAAAATTAGGTAACGATTTTGAAATTGTTAAAGCGGATGGTTCAGGCTGCATGTTCTTTTTGCGCGAATCTGTCGAAGACGTGCCGGTTAAAGAATATAATGTTCCTTCGATATATCCGCCTTATGTACATCATAATATCGAGGTAGCTGGATGAAGCTACCAAGATTTATTTATGCCTGCCAGGATGGTAGGCATTTTTGTGTACATACCGAATTTCCTCGCTTTTTTGGCGAGGCAATTAAAACAGAAATCGGCTACATGATGGAAACGCCTAATATTGAAATGATTGATGATTTTCCCATTAAGGCCGGTGATGAGATGTTCCTGGCTGGGTTGATGCGTGAAGCTGGGGAATTTCTATCAGAAAGAATAAAGGATTAAAAAAATAAAAAGGGAATAGGCATGATATTATTGCTCAACTCCGCTATGATGCCCGTTGAGGGCACTTATGAAATGAAAAGAATTACGAAACAGGAATTTTGTAGTTCAATCCAGGCAGCTTATAAGGAGAAATCTTTAACAAGCTACATCGGGTATCAGCAGAATATAGAGCTGCTGAAAACATGGACTGGAATTGAAGTTCAGTTGAACCGTGCTGTTTGCACGTGTGCCGAGGGGGATGTACTATTAATAATGAAATTGAATTATCGGGTCGAACCCGGCGCCAAGGGTGAGCAAGTGCCGGATGATGGATTTGAGTTTTTTAAAGTGAATTATAAAAAATAAATTATTTTAGTAATCGAAATCGTGGGTGATTTATAAACGATTCGAAACAAGTTAAGTAGGCTCTTGTCTAAAAAAGCTGATGAAACAAAGTCCGAATTTAATCCGGCAGCCGCCGGAGCTTTATAGGGCAAAATACCGGCGCGGGCGCCGGAAAGGAAAAATAATGGAAACTGCAATTTATTATGCGCTTTCAGAACAGGGTCAGAAACAGGCAGCAAAATCAGGATTATCTGCAACTAATCTGCAAAAAATAGAAGCAGATATAAAAGATGACAGACTTGATTTTTGCAAAATAAAATCTGACGGGAAAGCCGAATTGTGGGTCGAGACAAACGGCAATACGGAAGACATGGGAGCATACAACACGTATAAAACGTTTGACTCTATTCAAACTGTTGATTCGATTTTTTCTTATCTGACAGAGAAAAAAAAGAAAAAACTTGAGATGCTTGAAAAAGCAAAAGAAGTTTTGTTGTCAACAAAATTCTCTGATTTGGAAGACTACGATTCTGACATAAATGGCATTATATATGCCAGGATTAATATTGACGGTGTTAAAGTTAGAGTAAACAGAAATGATTTCGATTTCAGCAAATTAAATGCTGAGAGGAAAGAGCTCCAAGCAGCGGAGAAAGCTGCACAAGAAGAAAAAAACGCAGCAGAGAAGGCTGCTGAAGAAAAAAGAAAAGCTGAGTTCGAGGCTGGCAGAAATGCCTTGCTGGAGTGGGCAAAAGAAAACGGCTCTGAGTTACTGAAAGCAAGGATTGAAGAAAATTTTAATTGGGTCAATCTTGCAAGGGATGAATTCTTTGCTTCAATAATCCCTGCCGAATTTGAAGAGACTGATGACAAGCATGTATCGTGCTGGGGAAATGCATCGCTCGAAGCGATTCAGGAATTAAGAAGCATTCGTAAACAATTTGAAAATAATCCGCATTTTGTGAGTGCGGATTTATCAATCCGAGAGTGGGATTTGTCAGAAGAAGATTCAGAAGAAGATTCGGAAATTGAAACAACCGGACGCTATTATACACTTGAAGTTGAGATGATAAGCCCGGACAAATTCAGCAAGACTTTCGTGAAAGAGATAAAATAACATAAGTACTTTATTGTTTTAATAGATTATCCGGGCGGGCTGGCGTAAGAGTCAGCGCTGTTAAAACCTTCATGGTTTAAAAATAAAATATCAAAAATAAAGCAGAAGCGCCCGGATTTTATTACAAAGAAAGAAGTTAATGAAAAAGAAAAGAATTATAGCCGCATATAAAGGCGGCCGGAATGAACAATTTACTTTCCGTTTAACAAAAGAAGAAAAAGAATTTATAAATAAAGCCCGGGGAGAAAAATCCTTGGTAGATTTTATCCTGGAGCTGATGAAAAAAACAAATCATTAAAGCCGGTTAACCCCGGCTTTTTTATTAGTGGAAAACAGATTAGTGGAAAATATTATTATTCTGCATGCTTCCATTTGCGCTTAAATGCAGTTTCTCCATTATTGACTGCCCGGGATAAAATAACATACACGCTTTTGAAATTCTTATTCTTGCTGAATGATAACATTTCACATGCTGCGGATTTGAGAGAATCATATTTTTTAATTTCATTTCCGTTGAAATCATATTCGACAACCATCTTAGTGCGATTAAAATAAGGAGTCGTGAGACTTCTATCTTTTCGCTGTGCAAT